ACATTATGGATTTTAGACAAAATTATTATGATATGTTTACTATGGTTATTAAAGTAAGATATTTATTACTAGTTATTGGATCAGGCATCACATGCGGTGCTGGGATCTTTTTCCTATATGGTGGTTTTGATTATGATAATATATATGAAAATGCCAATGTATGGTATAAAGTATCCACAGATCATTTAAATCCAGGTGAAGTGGTAGCTCTAGATATGAGTAGAGGATATTCTATGTGTAATGATGGCTTTATTTATTTAGTAGTACATGCATCAGATACAAACGAGGAAGTGATCGTGGCATTTCCTGATGGTGGCTATTGGTCAGCACCTGGAGTTGATACCACATCTATGGAGATACAAAAACATTTTGGCAAATTAGAACAAGATCTAAGGAAAAGATGACCTGGGAAGAGATGTATAACGAAGCTCTAGAAACAATAAATATCTTGAATAAAGAGGTAGAGACTTTAAGAGCTATTGTTAGGGTTCAACTACCAATTATAGAGAGGGATGATGAGGACATACAAAGTATCTAATATATTTCACAAGGTTTATGACAGTATGGAAGAATTTCTAGAAACTCACCCAGAGATACCAGGTCCATATATAGCAAAGAACTGGAAAGGTTCACAAATAGGAGATTGGGTAGAAGCAGACGATGGGTGTATTATTCAGATCTTGAGGAAGGGAAAGATGGTTGCTACCTGGGGAAAGCATAGAACTAGGTATTATGTAGGCACATGTACAGGAACTTTTATGTGTACTAAGAATGTAAAGATGGATACATCTAAGAGGGAGAATGTGTGGAGTATATCTGGAAAGGATACCGAGAGGGTTATCTTTGATAGAAAGAATATGACTAAAAGGGAACTTGTATTTGTTCAGTTTATTACAAGTGGAGTATCTCTCCAGCAGGCATACTTAAATGCATACGATACAGATAATCCTAGGTATGCATTAGAACAATCAGCTAAATTAATTAAGACAGAGAGGGTTCAAAAGGCTATGAAAGAAGAGTTAAAACCAGTATTAAAAGAATTAGGCATTGATGATAAGTCAGTATTGGAAGGCATCAAGAAGGTTGCAGAGGGCAGTGAGAAAGATGAGACAAAGCTAAAAGCATTATTCAAGCTATCTGACATCTTAGATCTCGAAGATAAGACCCAAACCAAGATCACCCAGCTTAGTGGGGCTGTCTTCCAAGGATTTGCAGACAATGTCTTAGATGAAGTACAACGTCCCAAGGAGTTAGGAGAAAAGAATGGCTAAAAGACTAGACCTGTTTAAGCATGATAAAAAGAATAGGCCTAAGGACTCGTATCATATCTGACCGTATGAAGGAACGCCACACCCCGTTGGGGAAAGGCATAAGAAGGAAAAGAAGAAATGATTAAGCTTATTATATTCTCTGCATTGCTTAATACAGGAGAGATCCATGCTACTCTTCCAGATGATACGAAAATAGAAGCTAGAAGGCGTGGTGGTAAGGGCAATAAGAAGCGTAGGCGTGGAGGCAATGGACTTAGATAATGGCAGAAGATTTATTACGTACCCTTGATCTAATATCTACATATACTACAGATCCATTATCTACAGGAACATATGGAGCACTGCAGAAAAGCAATCTCTCAGAAGATCCTCAAAGCCTCTATGATATATCAGAAAAATTTCTGACACAGGCTGAAATTGATAGAGACGAACGTATAAGTTCTTTTTTCTTTGGTGAAGAGGGTATAGATACTGGTATGGCACCAGACATAGCCTTAAGTCCTTTATTATCATTAAAATCTTTTTTAAAACCTCTAATGAAAAATAAAACCTTTGCAAATAAGGCATTGTCTGGATTAGCTAAACTTGAGAGGAAGATTGGTCCTAGCCTTGCTGAAAAATCTTCCACTACCTCTTTATTAGAACCTACTAAGGTAGCTAAGTTTTTAGAAAAAAGAGTACGAACAGATCTAGCTAAGGATTTGTTAACTAAAAAGGCTTATAAGAGGTTTCAGCATACTTATCCAGATGCTGGAAAAATATTTAAATATGATGAGTATAAGATATTAGTGGAAAGTAGTTTACTGCCAAAGGCTGACGATATGGCTTATGCTATTCCTACCAAATTGAAACATCCACGCTTGGGAGAATATGCTAGAAGTGAAGATCTAGGTATGTCATGGATTAATATGCGTCCAGATATTGGTGTGACTAATTGGATGTCTACTTTAAGGCATGAGTTTAGTCATAAACTTGATGATGTCGTTACAGGATTTGCTACTCCAGATTATAAACGTCTAGAGAAAGTTTTTAAAAAAGGGATGATACCAGAGGTTTCCGATGAATTGGTTAACTGGGATCTAATGAGGGCCTTACAGGGAGATAGGTTTAAATTGACAAAAAGAGTAAAGGATATAAAATATCTTACTAGCCCTACAGAGACACTTGCAAGAATAAAGCAAATACGCAGACCATATCTTGGACAGAAGGTAGTTGAGAAATTTGGGAAGGATACCATGGCAATGAGGCAATTAAAATCCGTATATACAGATGATTTTATCAAAGGACTCCTAAAGGATTACTGGGCAGTTGCTCCTATAGGGATTGGTATGGAAGCTATGGATGAAGTCTATGAGGACTTAAAATAATGGCAAACGTTAATTTTCACAATGTAGGCAATGAAGAAAAAGCATTAAGACTTGCATATAAAGATTTAATTTCATTTGGCAAGTTATTTTTACCTGATGACTTTATGAGATCTGAGACTCCCCCTTTTCATTATGAAGTAGCTGATGCAGTAAATGATTTGGATGTCAGACAGTTGGCAGTTATATTACCCAGGGGACATGGTAAGACTGTGATGACGAAGTGTTCTATTTTGCATGATTTTGTTTTTACAAAAGAACCTTTATTTTATGGCTGGGTAGCGGCTAGTTCTAAAATTAGTGTACCAAATTTAGATTATATAAAATATCACTTGGAATACAATGATAAAGTAAAGTATTTTTTCGGGGATTTAAAGGGCCGAAAATGGACAGAAGATGATATCGAACTTAGAAACAACTGCAAACTTATTAGTAAATCTAATTTATCAGGCATTAGGGGAGGTGCTAAGCTCCACAAGAGATACGACCTCATCGTGCTTGACGATTTTGAAGACGAGAATAATACCATTACGCCTGAGTCTAGAAGTAAAATTGCCAATCTTGTTACAGCTGTTGTGTTTCCTGCTCTTGAGCCTCATACTGGGCGTCTTAGGATCAATGGTACTCCTGTGCATTATGATGCTTTTATTACCAATATTCTTACTGGCTATTCTAAGGCACAAGCTAAAAAAGAAGATTTCAGTTGGACAGTGATTACACATAAAGCAATACAAGATAACGGAACTCCTTTATGGCCATCATGGTTTGGACATGAAGAGATGCAAAGAAAGAAAAAGTTTTACGCAGATTCTGGACAACCTCAGAAATTTTACCAGGAATATATGATGGAGGTTCAGAGTGAGGAAGATGCGATATTTACAAGAGATCATATTAAATACTGGGATGGTCAGTTTGTTCATGATGAAGAATCTGGCATTAGCAGTGTAGTTACGGAGGATGGCGATGTTAAACCAGTTAACGTTTTTGCAGGGGTTGACCCTGCTACGGACTCTCAGCGTAGGGATGCCGATTATAGTGTTATCATCTATATTGCTTGCGATGTGGACAATAATATTTACGTGCTCGATTATCTTCGCAAGCGTTCTTTACCTGTGCTCGGTATTCCAGGGTCTGATAAGAAAGGCATTGTTGACTATATTTTCGACTATGGAAAAATATATCATCCCTTGAATCATACTATTGAAGATACAACAATGTCTAAACCAGTCTTCCAGGCTATCAGGGCTGAAATGAGAAGGAGAAATGATTTTTCAATTGGATTTCGTGAAGAGAAACCAGGAACTAGAATGAGTAAAAGAGATAGAATACAGGGCATATTAGCCCAAAGATTTGCTGTAGGTCAGATGCATATTAAGAAAAATCATTATGATCTGCAGAGAGAAATAATTACATTTGGACCGCGGATGTCCCATGATGATACTATAGACGCATTAGCATATGCATGTAAGTTTGCATATCCGTGTGACTTTAGTCAGGGCAAGGATGGAGAATGGATGAAGAAGAAACCCGTAGCTAAATCATGGGTAACAGCATGAGGAAGAGTCTTATGAATTGTGTTGTGGAACTTACTACTAGGATTATTATTTTTAGGGACATATAGATATGGTGATTATATTACTGATGAATGCCCGCAGGCGAACTACAGCTGTCCAGCAATATGTGACGTGGATCACAAACACTTACCATTAAAGGAGTGCAAAGATGCCAAAGAAAAAAAGAGCAGACGAAGTAAGAAGTCTCTACAAGCTAGCCAACAATTGGACCAGGAAACAGTGGGAATTCATTAATCAGAAAGGATTTGACTTTGCTCACGATGAACAGCTGACTCAGGAAGAGAAGGATTCTCTAGAAGAACAGGGCATGCCTACTTTCACTATTAATAGAATTTTACCTGTTGTAGAAATGCTTAATTTCTATGCAACTGCAAATAATCCTAGATGGCAAGCAATAGGCGTAGAGGGATCTGATGCAGATGTAGCATCTGTCTTTGGAAATCTGGCAGATTATATTTGGCATTTATCTGATGGTAGTACATTGTATTCTAATGCTATAAATGATGCTATTTGTAAGAGCGTGGGGTATATGCTTTTAACTGTTGATCCAGATAGAGATGATGGTATGGGAGAGGTAGTAATACAGCAGCCAGAACCATTTGATATATATGTTGATCCAAAGTGTCGAGATATGTTACTTAGAGATGCTGCTTTTATTCTTATTCGTAAAGTATTACCTAAAAATCATTTAATTAAACTATTCCCTGACCATAAGAGAAAAATTAATTCAGCTTCTTCAGATGAATCTAGAGAGAACAGTTGGAGTGTTAGATCTTCGGGTGATGCAACTCAAGAGTTATTTGCATACAATGATGATGAAAATGCAAGCGAAGCTATAAATCCAGATGGATCAGAAGATACTATGGTTGAATTCTTTGAGGTATATGAAAAGTTAAAGGTACCTCATATGAATGTCTTTTATAGAGTACCTCCATCTCCAGAACAATTACAGCAAATGAAACAACAGGTTGCAGTTAAAATGAAAGAGATGCAAGCTGAAATGGAAGTACAGTTATTAGAACAGCAACAGCAAATGCAGGAGGCAGTTCAAAAGGGAGAGATGCTCCCAGAAAGATATGAACTTGAAATGCAGAAAGCACAGGAATTGATGAGGGCTCAGTTAGAGGGAGCTGAACAGCAGTATATGAGTGAACTGCAAAATGAAGCATCTAAAATTGAAAATAAGGTTATTAGTGAGAAAGAGTTTAAAATCCTTATGACTGATGAAGGTTTTGCAGCAAATGTTGTTGGTCAGATGAGATTTCATGCTCATAGGATTCAGCAAACTTGTGTTGTTGGTGATAAGGTTTTATATACAGAGGTATTGCCAGAGAATATTACAGATTATCCATTAGTACCCTTTCATTATAAATGGACAGGAACTCCATTTCCAATGAGTGCTGTAGCTCCCTTAATAGGAAAGCAGAGGGAGATGAATAAATCACATCAAATTATGGTGCATAATGCATCGCTTGGTAGTAGTTTGCGCTGGATGCATGAAGAAGGGTCTATAGACATGGATTATTGGGAAAAGTATTCATCTTCTCCTGGTGCCTTGTTACCTATTAGACCTGGTGCTTCTCCTCCTACCGCAGTGCCTCCAGCGCCCTTATCTAATGCATTTTTTACTATAGTTCAACAAGGTAAAAATGATATGGAATATTTAGCTGGTATCTACTCTTCTATGCAGGGAGATACACAGCAACAACATGAAACCTTTAGAGGTATGTTAGCATTAGATGAATATGGTACTAGAAGAATAAAGCAATGGATGCAGCATTCAATAGAACCAGCTTTAAGGCAATTAGGGAAGCTTCTTATGCAATTCTCTCAGGCAGTATATACAGCTAATAAGAGATTTAGAATTGTGCAACCATCTGCTATTCAAGAACAGAGGGAGCAGGAACTCAATATCCCTCTTTATAATGATATGGGAGAGGCAATAGGAAAATCTATGGATTATAAAGCTGCAAAGTTTGATGTTCATATTGTGGCTGGATCTACTCTTCCTGTTAATAGATGGGCATATTTAGAAGAATTAAAACAATTAATGCAACTAGGAGTGGTGGACGATATAGCTGTTCTTGCAGAAACAGACCTTAGGAATAAGGAGGGTATAGCAAAGAGAAAATCTATGTATGCCCAGATGCAGGGACAAATAGGACAAATGGATGAGGAGATCAAGGATCAGGCTGGAACTATTGAAACATTAGAACGACAATTAGTTCAGGCTGGTATAAAGACTAAGGTAATGCAAGGAACTATAGAGATTGAGAAAAACAAGCAGGATGTCAAAGGTTCTAGACAATCTGCTCTTCTTGAAACTGAAGCTCAGCAGAAACTGCTACGTAATGTAATGAAGAATGAAGCTGAGGTGGCAGGCCAGAAAATGGATCTAGCAGTCCAAAGTGCTGCAAATAATGCAAAAAAAGATTAAAATAGTTGTTGCTTTATACTATAACACTCTATATAAGTTTATAGATTATTAAATAAGGAGAAATAACAATGACAGAAGAAACAACCCAAAGTAACCCAGAACCTGTAGAAGATGCAGTTTTTGGCTCTAAAGGAGACGATTTCTTTGAAGCGCTAGAAAATGATGTGAATGGCGCTATACAAGATACTACATCAACCTCTGAGGTAACCCCTCCTATAAATAGTGGCTCCGAACAGGTAACCCACGCTGTGAACGAGGAAGGCTCCAAAAACGAGACGCAAGTCGATTGGGAACAGAGATACAAAGATTCAACCAGAGAAGCTCAGCGAATGCATCAAGAGATGTCTGATTTGAAACCTTTTATCCCAGTTCTTGACGCAATGAAGAATGACAGTGGTCTTGTAGATCATGTCCGTAATTATCTGACAGGTGGTGGCAAACCTTCAGCTACAATCCAGGATCAACTTGGATTAGGTGAAGATTTTGTCTTTGATGCTGGTGAAGCAATGGCTGATCAAGCTTCAGACTCTGCAAAACTGATGAATGCTCACGTGGACCGTATGGTTCAGAGAAGAGTTGGTCAAATGATAGGTGCTGAAAAGGAAAGGGCTGCTAAGACCCATGCTGAGATTACTCGGCAAGGTGACGAGAAAGCATTTCGTGATAAGCATGATATGACCGATCAAGAGTATGATGGTTTTGTTGAAGCTGCTAAAGAGCATATCTTAACTTTAGAGGATATTCATTACCTTTTAAATAAAGAAAAGACAGCTACCAATACAGCAAATTCTACTAAAAAGGATATGCTGAATCAGATGAAAAATGTACGGAATATGCCTACAAGTGCCAGTGGAGCAAACTCGCAAGGTTCTAAAGAAGAGCGTCCTGAAGACTTAGTCTTTAATGCGCTAAAGGGTCTTGACGGTGATTTAGATAACCTGTTCGAGTAGGTACGACAAAAAACTTTGAAACAGTTTTTGCCTGCTCTTGAACATAAATAAGGAGACAGACAAATGGCTGACGTATTATATGGAGGTGGCAATGATATTGGCACTTTCAGTGACGTTAATAGTCCTGGGTCATCAGGCAGCAGTCTAGATACTGGCGATCTTAGGCGGAAATATAATTTCGGTGATCGTGTATCTGAACTGAACCTGGCTCAGGATCCGTTCTTCCGTTTTGTTTCTATGGCGGCAAAAAAGCCGACAGATGATCCTTCGTTCAAATTTACTGAACGTAGAGGTTCATGGAACAAACGGTACGCATACCCATCTGCATTTTCAAATGATAATAGCACATGGGTAGAAGATCAAACAGCATCTGCAACAACTCAATACGATACATATGAGACCACGAGTAACACGGTATATGTTAAAATGGTTAGTGACTACAAAAATTCTGGTAATGTTACTAGTATTTTTGGAAACACTTCTAATGACATATTACTTGGAGATGATGGCACAATGCCTAAATTCTTCATTCCAGGACAATTGGTAAAAATACCTTTTGGCGCTGGTGGTGCAGCTCCTGTAATGGGATCATATGCAATTATAAAAGTAATCTCAGTAACCGAGCAAGATGAAGCAACATCTCCTCCAACAGTACATACTCAGGGTGAGGCTGTAATTTTGAAAGGCGAAGTTGTAAAAGCTAAGGATGCTGGTGATGATTATTTTGCTGGTCCTTTAGGTGTTAATACCCCTGTAGGTGATGTGACAGCAACTACTTCGATTGCTGGTGCAACTCAGGGTGCTGGTCTTGAAACATCAAGATGTTATGTAGTTGGCTCTACTTTTGATAAGGGTACTGGTTATCCAGAAACTTGGAAAGACCAGCCCTATTCAACTGGTTATGGGCAATGTCAGATCTTTAAGACTTCAATGGCTATGGATAACACTGATCGTGCTACCGTACTGAAGTATGAAGGAAATGAATGGGCTCGTATCTGGAAAGAAAAGCTGATTGAACATAAATGGGATATTGAACAGAGTCTTCTGTTTGGTTCTCAAA